AAGGAAAAGTGGCGTGGGCTCGGGTACCAGTACAGAAGGACCGACTCCAGAGAGAACCAGTTCGCCAGCCAAGACAACATCAACACCCTGCTCGCGCGAGACGAGGCGTGGGTCTCCCGCTTCGTGCGCGGGGAGTGGGGCAGACCAGAGGGTTGCATCTTCCGGATCGACCCGAGAAGCATCCTTCAGCCGGACCCGTTGTTGCTCTCGCGGATCCGCAACACGATGCGACTCGCGCGCTCACTGGACCACGGAGACAGCGCTCCAACCTGCTGCCTCTGGCACGGCGTAGACGGAGAGGGAAACATCTTCGTATTCCAGGAGTACTACATGCCCGGCGTGGCACCGGATGGCAACGACGTCGGGATCTCAGATCACCGGAAGGCGATCACCGAGTTGTCGAAGGGCCTCAACATCCGTGTGAACCTCGCCGACCCACAGATCTTCGACAAGAGCCGAGGCGTCAGCGGATTCATAAGGCGCGACGACCGCTGGACGATCGCAGACGAGTACACCGACCGAACCCTCATGGACGGAGACACCGCGATCTACTGGGAGTCGGCAGATAACGGCGAGCTGGTCACACGCTCCCGCCTCCGCGAGCACCTGCGTCTGGACCCACTGCACAAGAACCCTGTCACTGGCGAGATCGGCGCTCCGCACATCTACTTCATCGAGGCAACTGACGACTACCCTCACGGATGCGATCGCGTCCTCTCCGAGATCAAGGCACAGAAGCGCGTCCAAGTTGGGGAGAGCAACGGACGCGGCATCTTCAGCGACGAGCGCGATAAGACGATCGTCGACCACGCCTACGACGCTTGCAAATACTTCGTAGTCTCGCACCCGTTGCCGGCGTCTCCTCAGCTCTCTCCGCGCGGGACGCACGCTCTCGTTACCGGAGAGCGCGTGATCGTGCAGCTCCCTCCGATCGGGCAGCGTCCGCCACCGAGGCGGTCTGGCGGAACATTGCGTCGTTGGAGGTCGCGCGCCGGGGGTTACTGACGGTTGTGTTACGCTCTGACCGATGAGCAGCGCCCTGCCTCCGCCCGGACTGCCGGGTATCGGTACGAGCGGCCACCCGCAGCAATCGATCGCTGACGCGATTCGCGCCTTCGGCCTCGGCGAGGGCGCACTCGGAGAACCACCAGAGCAGGGACCATTCGTCAAGCTCCTCTTCAAGCGGATCGACACCGCGAAGAAGATCAAGAACGAGTGGGAGAAGGCCTTCGAGATCGACCGGTGTCACGACTACGTGAAGGGCTTCCAGCGCGAGGCCGGCACCGAAGAGGATGGCCAGGGAAAGAGACGGTACCAGCTCAACAAGATCCTGTCGGCGCTGAAGGCCAAGATCCCGAGAATCTTCTACTACCACCCGTACATCAGGGTCACGGCTAGCCGAGGGAGGGAAGACACTCCAGCGCAGACTGTGTCCGTGCGCGCGATGCTGCTCCAGGACACGATCAACACGATCATCCGAGAGCCGTCCACACGCTTCAAGGCAGAGTGTCTCCAGGCGTACAAAGAATCGCAGTACTCGTTCGGCGTGATCGAGACCGGCTATTCGGCAGAGTGGGGCGACAACCCGTTCGCTCAGAAGCCGCCCCTCGTGGAGAACGAGGACACAGAGAAGGAGCTGGAGGACACAGGGCATTCGACAGAGGCCATGCCCCCCGAACCGATGCCTTCCGCGGCTACTCGCGCGATGGGCGCTCCGGAATCTCCACTCGCCGGGCTCGCGGCCCTGGACACAGTCCCACACAACGAGACGTTCTATTGCAAGCACATCCCGGCCCGACAGTTTCTGGTGTCGTCAAACGATCGCTCCGCAACGGTGTCGATGGACTGGGTTGCCTACTGGGAGTGGATGTACGTCGAGGACGTGAAGCGCACACCTTCCTTCGAGAACACGGAAGACCTGAAGGCCACGGCGAAGAGCAGTCAGGTCGGATACGACCCGGACCTCTCACCGTCGATTCACGAGGGCGACGAAGTTCCGCCGGACATGGTCCGCGTCTGGAAGATGTGGGACCTGCGCGAGAAGAAGCGATACGTGCTCGCCGAGGGCCACAACGCGGTCCTCAAGGAGTCGGAGTTTCGGATGCTTCCGCTCCACACGCTCCGTCTTGAGGTAATGCCCGGCGAGTGGTACCCGATCCCGCCGGTATACAACCAGCTTCAGGAGCAGGACGAGTTCAACGACTCGCGAGAGTTCCTTCGGCTGGAGCGGATCGCACGCCGCTCGCGTTACGTGTACGACAAGCAGGCGATCACTCCAGAAGAACTGGAGAAGCTTGAGTCGGACGAGATGGGCGTCTTCGTCGGGATCGACAACAGGAACATGGAGCCAATCCGCCCGATCACCCAGCCGTCGCTCTCCGACAGCGCGATGCGCACCCTCTCGCTCTCCGAGCAGGGTTTCACGGAAGCGACAGGAGTCTCCGAGCAGTCGCGGCAGATCACCCCGCAGGGCGAGAAGGCCACCGCTACCGAGATCACGGCTGTCGAGACGAAGGGCGACATCCGTGACTCCTACGAGCAGCAGGAGGTCGCAGACTGGAGCGCGGACGTCTCGCGCGGTCTACTGCGTGTTGCCATCAACCAGATGACGCTGACGCGCTGGATCCTCCTGAACTCCGACCCGTACTCGCAGTTCTTTGTGCAGGACGCCGCAGCGATCTCACAGGTCTACTCACAGATCACGTCGGACGAGCTTCAGGAGGCAGACGACGCGCTCCGTTGGGATATGGTGGTCGACATCGAGAGCATGTCACCGGTCTCCGAGAGTCAGCACGCATCGAAGCTGATCCAGGTCCTGAATATGCTCGCGAGCCCAGGAGTGGGGCGGCTGCTCTCGTTCTCTCCGCAGCTCCTCAAGCTCACACTGAACCTGCTCGGGATCAGGAACGCAGCGGACCAGAAGGCCATCTCCGACGCGCTCGCCATGCGCGACCAGATGGAGATGATGGCTATGGGCGGAGGCGCACCACCGGGCGCTCCCGGCGCACCGAAGCCGCCCGGGGTCGCACCGATGCCGGGCCAGCCGGCTGGCGTCCCAACACCGAGCGCTGGCATGCCGCCGCTCCCGCCGTCCGTCCTTCAGGCGATGGGGAAGGGCGGAGCGCCACCTCCACCGGTCGGCGGTCAGCCGATGGGGGCACCGGGAGGGCCCCGCTAAATGGCAGCACCTGACGCTACGTATACGGAAGAGGGGCTCATCTGCGAACGGTGCGGTGGGAAGCGCATCATCGGCGACGCGCCGTGGTGCAATGGCGATCCCGCTGACCACGTGAGGGAAAAGGCCCAGACCTACGGCTTCGCACCGATGGATCCATACGTAGACGCCGACATCCTCGATAGAAAGGATCCGCGCGTCGCTCAGGGTGGCTATCGGAACTCAGAAGGCAGGCCGGGGATCCTCATTGAGACCCGCTCCGACCGGAGGAAGCTCATGCGCGAGCGTGGACTCCAGTATGGGTCGGAGCATCCAGGGGGCCGCGAGGTCTGACGTGGCGCTCCCGGGGGCGCACCAGATCCGTAAGGTGACGATCGACTTGGCGGGCTTCACCGCCATCTTCCCAGCGATCGACTGCAACAAGGTCGTGATCTCGCGCGGGAGGGAGTACGACGGATTCCTGGTGCGCACAGATCCGAACGATCCACTGACCGAGGAGCCGATCGCTCCAGGCCAAAGCTACGAGATGATCGCCAACACCGGCAATTTCACGACAGCATTCGAGGAGCACAGAGCCGTCTGCTACGTGAAATCGGAGGGCGTCGTCGGGACGTTGATCGTGAAGTCGACGCGATGAGGATCTTTGTTTGCGGAGATGACTCCGATGCCGTGCTCGGAATGCTCGACCTGCTTCGCCATCCGAAGGTAAACGTCAGCATCACCGCATTCCTCCCTGACCTGACGATTGTCGCAACACGAGACAACTCGGCGACCATCCCGGAGCTGTCGTGCAGCGACGATGAACTCGTGGCGCTCATGATCTCCCAGCTCTCCGAGCTTGGTGTAGAAAGAACCGTAGTACGTCGCGACTCGAAGTCGGCCGATCGAGAGCTGAAGATCTGGATCCCACAAGTGGACGCGACAAGGTCGGCCGTCGAGCGCGCGACATTCCGCTCCGCTATGCTGCTATGGGCGAAGAGATCGCGCGCGAGATTCATCGCGCGCAGGCTCACGGCAAAGGTGTGGTAGATGTCCAGTCAGCCGACTGGGTTCGCTGACCACATCGTCCAGTTGGACTACGATGGCAGCGACAACGTGATCTACTACGGCCTCGCCAGCCCAGGAAGCGCCACAAGCGCAGCAGTGTGGCAGATCAAGAAGCTGACGTATGCTGGCTCTAACCTGACGTCGATGCGCTGGGCGAACGGCGCGAAGACGTTCGCGAACGTCTGGGATAACAGGGCGGCACTCTCGTACTCTTGACGGAGGATTCATGGCTATTCAGCTGAACGACGCCACGCGGAACGCTCGGCTCGACGCAATCGAGTCGACGAACGGCGCGAGCTGCGCCCTGGAGATCAGGAGCGGCGCTCAGCCTGCCACCTGCGCGACTGCAAGCTCCGGCACCATCATCGCTACCATCCTTCTCCCGGCCGACTGGATGGCAAACGCGTCCGGAGGCACGAAGGCCAAGGCCGGGACGTGGCAGGACGCCTCCGCCGACAACGCCGGGACCGCGGCGCACTTCCGCATCTACAACTCCCAGGCGACGAAGGACGGGACCACCTGCTTCATGCAGGGCAGCGTCGGACAGGGGTCGGGCGACCTGAGCCTCGACAACGCGACGCTCACGGCAGGTCAGGTCTTCACCGTCACCGCGTTCACCCTCACCGACGGGAACGCGTAGTGCAGCTGCTCCTGGTCTCGCTCCTGCTGGCCGCCACGCCGCACGTCGCGCTGATCCTCGTGGACGACCTGCTCACAGCGGAGGGGTTCTGATGCTGAATTTCGTGCGACCAACTCACTCTCAGCGGCTTGAGCGGTGGCTCGGCCCGGACGCTGTCGAGCAGATGTCGCTCGCCATGCGCGACTGGTACGGACCGCCGATCGCGGTCGCCGGAGTACCTGGGAACGTGTGGGCAATGCGTGGCGGTGATTTCAGGGGCCCGATCGGCGCGGGCCAGTTCACTAACGCCCTGGACGCCGTCGCGATGCGTGGGAAGCGTATCCTCCGCGAGGCCGCGCGGATCAACATGGGTCGCGCGGGTGCGGGCTTCGCTACGCTCGACGCTCTCATCGAGGCTGTATCGACCGGGCAGGTCCGGCAGTTCACGTTCGTGAAGGCCGGGTCCACCGGGGTCGTGGGCGTCACGAACTCGCTCTGGCGTACAGTTGGCCACCCGGCGGCCGGCGGCGCGGGCTCTGCCGCTCCGGGCGGGAGGGCCCTGACCGAAGCCACTACCGGAGCGTACGCTGCGCTCGATGCGGTGAGCGCACTGACGCGTCACTTCGTGAAGGGCGAGGTGTCTGCGACGGTCGGCGGGAACACGCTGCTGCTCTACGACCGGATCTTCGACGTCGCGAAGACCATGAACTCGTCCGCCACGGAGTCCGTGACGGGCGTTCCCACGCGCTACCAGTCGAGCACCGTGACGGACCCCGACTTCGCTGGCGGCAACTTCCTCTTCG